TCAATAGGACTTTCACCGAGCTCCACTTTACCCTTTGGAATACCCCACTTTTCTGTGTCTTTGCATAAAACAATACCTGCAACTGGATCTCTTAATATTATTCCAGCCGTATCCATAACTTTTTCTTCCATCAATATATCCTTTAATTTTATCATTAGCAGTCGACTAAGTTTCCTTGATCATCTCTCTTTTTATTTTTAAATCTAGAAGGAACTTTATTGTTTGGTTTTCCACTTTTTAACCATCCTGCAGCAAATTCAAATTTTATATATGCTTTACAGTCCATGCCATCTGTTTCACTGGTTGTTGCATTTCCATCTTTGTCTTCTTTCCATACTTCATTTGTATACAACTGTACTGCACCTTGATCAAGTTGTCTATTGTAAACATCAGCCTGCACTTTTCCAAGATCATAATATGCTTCATGTTTCTTTCTCATTAATGATTCTTCTTCTGAAGTAAGATCTGGCTTATTAGCTTTCTTTCTATCTCTTTTTACTTTATCAATAGAGCTATCAACCCTTTTTCTTCTTTGTTCTATATGTTCATTACTTGTTACATCAACACCATATTTCTCTGCCTGTTTTTTTACTTCATCATGTGCTGTATTAACTTCTTCTTTAGTCGGTTCTTTCTCACCTCTAACACCAAATATTTGATCGTATCCTTTGTCAGATAACCATGCTTGATCTTTTGCAACTTCTTTTGCTGGAATTTTATCCATATCGACAAATTCTGTTAATTCAACTTTTGTATGTGTTGAGCTAGCTCCTCCTTCGCCTTTCTTAATACTTCTATTATCAACTGATATAAAAATCGCCTTCATTTTTGATGCTATATCTTCAGGAGAATCATTTTCAAAATCTGGTTGATTTTCTGTATCTGGGAATGTGAGTACATCACCAAGAGGAAAATTACCAGCTGAAGGTAAATATGCAACACTACCTCTATTCAAATGTCTCATATATGATAATGTTTCAGCAAGATCTGCATAACCTGTTGAGAAATCAATATCATTTTGTATCGCTGTTGCTAGAGACATTAATTCAGTCTCATATTCTTCCTGTGATAATGGTGGTGACTTTAATTTATTAAGTCTATCAATAATTTTTTTCTGTGCTCCAGTTAAGTTTCCTCCTGAAAGTTCCTCTAATCTGTTTGCTACATTTTCACCAGTTTTGCTTTTTATCTTATCTCTATTCTCTTGTGTATCTGGTTGAACTCCTGGAATGGGGTCTGTACATTTTAAACTTCCGCCTCCTGCAGCAATTACTTTTTCAATTTCTTTAACAAGTAAATTATGACGTTTTATTGCCATCTTTGCTTTTTCATATTCTTCTTTATTTAATGCACCATCTTTTGTATACGCTTCATCTATTCTTTCTCTTAATTTTTTATCAGCATTATCATCTTCATTTGGATCTGGTAATGTCTTAAGTGTTGTTCCTGGGTCATCACCAATTTGAACAGAGCCGTCATCATTTTGTTTTACAGAAACTTCTTTTTCTTGCCCATCAAATAAATTCATTGGTGCCATTTTTTTCTTACCATAATTTGCTTGATCTTTTGTATTCAGTAATCCCTGTCCTGTCTCTTCAAATTGTTCTTCATCTAGTATAGCAATTTCTCTATGAAGTGCAGTATCCTGTCCAAACTCTTTATAATGTAAACCAGTATCGCCTGAAAAATAAATCTTTTTTGTTCCACTTCCTCTGTCATTTCTTTGTATAAGACCACTGGCTTGCATCTCTTGAAGTACTGCTATTTTCTCTTCTTTTGTTTTTGCATTTGCAAAACGTGAAAGCATATCAAGTACCTTTTTTGCATTTTCTTTTTCAGGTCCATCAGGCATTTTATCTACTTTTTCTTTAGCTTTTTGTGTCTTATTATCTGTGTCTTTCTTTGTCTGTTCTGGTGTTGGCATTTTTGCACCGTGATGTTCTTCTCCAGGTTGAGGTCCTTTTTGTTCTGGATCTTGCTCACCAGTCTTTGTTGTAAAATCTTTTGCTGTCAGCTTTTGAGGATCATTTTTTTGTTTTTCTTTTTCTTTTTCAATTGCAACTAATTTTCCACCATCATTTTTATGTGTTATACCATCTTCATTTTCTTTACCATAACCTTTTCCTTTCCACACCAATCCCATTTTCTTTCTTTTTTCTTGTTCAGCGTCATCTAATGGTGGTTCTTTATCTGTATCTGCTTCATATAAGGCTGCATGCACAAGATCAGGATCTAATAATTTTTCAAATTCTTCTTTTAATAAAAATAAGTGATATGGATCTTTTACATCGACCATTCCGTTGGATGTCTTATAAGATACTTTTTCTACTACATCATTTATAACTTTACTTATACTCATTAATCCTCTCCGTTATGTCTTGCATTGAACCATAATTTAGTCCAGCTTTTACTTTGACCGGGTACTTACCGTTCTCCAAAATTTTCTTTATCTGGAGTACTGTTTTAAAGCCCTCTGTCCTATCTAAATCGAACAGGAAGCTATCGTACGTATATAACATCATGCGTGTACTACGACCTTTGAGATGTTTGTTAATTTTTTTAATTGTCTCAATATTGCTCTCTGTTTCATAAGACTGAATAAAATAATTCAAGACTTTATTTTTGTTCGGATCAGAAATCTGATCAGAGACAAATTGTCGTTTATAAATATGAGATTTGAACGATTTATTGCTGTTGAAAATTTTCCATAGTGCATCTGACATTTTTTCAATTGTGTAAAAGAAAGGGTTTTCTTCTTTAGTTACAGATATATTTCCATATAATATTTGCCATGAGACTTTTTTAGATTCTTCGTAAGTCGTTTTATACACGGTATCTGCAAGGTGTTGGTGTAGTGATTTATCAAAAGGAACATCAAAATCTAGCATTTCTGCTAATAGCCTAAGATGATATGCATCATAATCAAATTCTACTAGCATGCCCTTATCGAACCTGCTAACAATATTATTTCTTGTATCATCATTTTTATTTAGTGCGCCAAAGTTTACACCTCTAAAAGTGTTTGAAGGTCTTCCTGTTGCGGTAAACATATTGTAATTAGGGTATCCGTAACCATTTCTAAATACTGTTCCGAATGAGTTTGGTGTTATTTTCATTCCACAGTTTTCAAATTTCGCAAATTCATATAGTGCTTTATTATATTTTATAAATGTCTTGTCTATCTTTTCTGGAATACTATCAATTATTATGTTTAGCCTTTCATGTGCGTATTCTAAGACTTTTACTATCGGTACAATTTTATTTGATTTTCTAAGTGCAAAACTATTCTCATATATTTTATTAAAAACTTGTGGTTCCAATATCTGTTCATGCCTTATATTATCTAAGTAGTCTGACATTATAACGTCATAACCGTTTTTCATCTTTGTCAAATGATAGAACTCTTTTACATTATCAACCCAAAATCTTTTTACACAAGAAAGTTCTTCAACGTCCATCTCTTTAGAGAAAGATTCGCTGTGATCATATATTACATCGATTATTTCACCGTTTACGAATAGAGATACAGCAATTATCTTTGATTCTGCAGGATGATTTCTATTATCATCTCTTATGAAAACAGCTGGCAGAGACTTTCCAGCAATCTTTTGTAATAAAGCTTTATAACTTGAACTTGTTTCTATAACCATTTATACTTATATATATAGAGTTACATTAGGAAAATGTTAGAATTATGTTATTTTTATAAAATTCAGCTTTTAACTTTTTAAAGTCTATATTTAGATTCTCTAAAAATACCGAATATAGGAGAAATACAATGAGGAACCTGGCATTCTTAATGCTGATGGGCTTGGTGACAGCCCAAAACTTTTCATTAGAAAATGAAGGGAGTCACCCACCCATACCAAAAAAAGAGTTTAACTTAAGTTCAAACGAACTGCCACCTATAAGCACTAACCTTAGGACTGGAACAATTCATGTTGAATTTATAGTTGACGAAAATGGTCATGTAAATGACGCTGTTATCTTAGATACGTTTAATAATGCTTATGATGATATTGTCTTAAATAAAGTAAATAAGACAGCATACCATCCAGCACGACAAAACGGTCGACCTGTAAGAGTTCGTTACAAACTTCCAATTAAGATCAAAGATTAAAATTGAGCTAATTAAGCCCCTGTCAAAAGGGGCTTTTTAGTAACCACCGCCTGCGCCACCTGTGACAACTCCAGGAGGAGGTCCAGTAGGTGACTGTGGCTGTGCAGGAGTTGGTTGTGTATTTTGTTCTTGTTGCTGACCGGGTTGAATATTCTGATATTCTGGTCTCATTGAAGCAAGAGCTAAAAATTTTGATATGTGAAGTTGGTCTAGTGGTAATACTGCTGTAATGCCTTTTATTGATTGTTCAGCTGAAATTAATTGCTGCCTGTTAAAGTTTTTAGATTGCTCTATTGGACCTGTTACTTGCCACTGAAATTCAGTAAATTTGAATGATGTTGCATTTGTCTTTTTAACAACTTCAAATATCTCTTTTGTATCACTAATCTTATTCTGAGCGAATATTCTTGTGATGATTTTTTTACCTGCCAAGTCTCCTGATGTTGGAAATGTTTTTATAGGATATTCGTCACGTCTTCTTGCATTACCTGCTCTTTTATAAACAGCAACTAAATCGTTTTCTTCAAGTTTTATTATTCTTTCTTTTGTTCTTAATAATCTGTATATTACTGTTTTTGTATCTTTATACTCTTTAATGTATTTTTGTTCTTTTCTTACATATACAATATTATTATCTGCATCTTTTACAGCATAAACAAATTGGCCTGAACTTGTAATTCCTACTTTTGAACGTTCAATCATTTTAATCTCCTGATCCTTCGGGCCTATTTGGAAACTTTTTTGCCTTGGCATTAAATACTGATGTATCTACTTCTAGCGCGTCTGAACTCATAAATTGGTCTAAATTATCATATTTAAATAACTCATAAAGATTATCTTGTGGTCCTGACAACTCATCAACTACACTTGTATTACTGTCACCTATTCTGTGATATGAGTCTTCATTAGCTGGATCATAAATTATTGGTCTTAATATTTGATCTTCTGGTTCTATAATTCTTAACTGTTGAGGTGCAGGCTGTCCTGCATATTCTAATGGTTCATCAGGAGGATTATCTGTCGCAGTTTCTGTTGCACCACCCCATAATTCTTCAAAAGCTTCTACCATTGCTTCCTTTAACAATTCTTCTTTTTCACTATCTAGTTTATCTAAGAAGCGGCTATTATCAATTTGTATTTGACCTGTAATTTCAGTTTTCCAACCTGAATCATCTATTGTGTGATTTAGCCCAATTATTAAGAAGTATGTTCCCGGCTTATCACCTTCTTGTTTATATAGCTTTGGAAGATACGATAGTCTAAACATATCTAAAAGATTCATGCCGCCAATACCATCAATAGTAATTGTAGCTTTTATAGGTAGAAAGACAACATCATTTTTGCCTGACTCTTGCAATAAAGCAGTTACTGGATTTTCATTTAAATAAAAGTCTAGTGTTCTTAGCCAGTTGTAATGCATATTAAATCCGTCCTGATATGGAAATTTTGCCATCTTTTCTTTTCTTATTGTATCACTGTCATTTTCACTTATTTGGGCTGCTGCTTTTGATTTTGGTGGAAATGCATACATTCCTAACTCTTTAACTTCTTCTTTTATTCCCTCTTTATTATCTAAAATAAATTTCTTTTGGTCTAGATCGGCGTCTCCTTGTTCACTTATTTGTTTTAATAAACTATTTGACTGCTCAAGTCTTGCGCTAAGCGCAGTAGGATATACTCTTCTCAAATTAATATCTATATCATGGTTCCATTGTCCTCCACTCAAGCCAGTATCAGATATTTCATTAACAAAATTTCCAAACCCAACTATTCCCGGATCTGCACCATAATAAAATCTTCTTTCTTTATTGTATGTTTCACCATCACCTACAGAATCATTTAAAAGCTCTGATAGTGGATCGGTCGTCATTACATATCCGTCACCAGTATCAAATAATTTATTTTCTGAGTTTGCGTAAAATCTAGCAAGATTCATTACTTCTTCTTGATCAGGAAACGGCCTCTCATTCTGTTTTAAAACATGATCTATTAAGCTAGTACGTTTAGACTGCCTTCCCATATAAGCTGCTGCACCTAATCTCGAACTAATATCAGTTGATATATCACAGCTCTGTATTAGAGAATTTAGCCCATTATTTTCAAAAATATAAGATTTTCCAGGATCTAGAACATCAGATCCAAAATATTCTTTCTTTTGTCTTGTCTCAACGATTGAATAAGTTGTTGGTATTATTTGATCACCAATAGATGTCTTTTCACTCATTTTTAAATCAAAATTCCATAACTTAATATGCCTGTTTAGAGAGTCTGCGAGTGCTAACATTCCTCCACTTATTGAAATTCCTGGCGATGAAAATGCTGCTCTTATCAAATTTATGTTGATATAAATATGTCTTAAAGCTCCTAGTTCAGGATTACCTTGTAAAGCAAAAGCTGCAGCTTTTTTATTCATAGCTTGCGCCAAAGCTTTATAAGGATTTTTTATTAAATTTTTCTTATCTCCTACTTCATCAGGTATCCAATTTGTAGGTGTCTGCCCTGGTAAGATGTAGTCGTTTGTAAATGTAAATAAGTTTGGATCGTTTGCGATAGAAATAGATCTAAGGCCTTCATCAACTATTTGTATAGATCTAAAAACAGCAGAACCTTTCGCATTATTGCCGAACTTTTGTGAGTAATAAGAAACAACATTATCTTCGAACCAGCCCCAGTTAATCCACATTTCATATTGAAATTGTGTATTTTTATAAAATTCTTCTGTCTTTTTGTCTTGTGATAACACTCCTGTGGCATATTTGCCTGTTGGCTTCCCTTTTTCATCTATTCTTTGATATGGCTTGTAGATCATAGCTGCTTCCATTCTCTTAGACATTACTGCTTTTGGATCACCATTTTTTGCCTTTTCTTCGCTTTTTATCTCAGGAAATAACTTTGTGATTATTTCAACATCAAGAGATGCTATTCGTTCTATTAAGCTAACTTCTGGTCCAGTCTTTGCTCTTTGTAATGCCTCATCCAGAGAACCTGCGTCGAGCGCCTTTTGTTCTTGAGGTGTAAGTCCTTGTGTATTATCTGCAGTCTTCTTCATCCACGCATATCTAAATGTGTCGAAGTCTTGTATACCAGTGTCTGATGCGTATAACGGTGGAATACTATTATGTCTTTCTTTAATAGCTATAGGATCTGAGAATGCGTGTGATCCTTTTCCTTGGATTACTGCTTCGCATTCAAATCCACCTTCTTCGTTTACCTTCCAATCTACTTTTGCAACTACACCTATTAACCCATCCCAATCACCATATTTTAGTTTAGATTGTTTTGTCCACGCACTCGCCAATGTCTTACCTTCTGGTGATGTTTCTTCACTAAATAAACTAAAGTCTAATGATACTTTATCGCCGTCTTTTACTACAATTGAAGGTGGCTCTAAAACTGACTGAATAGATTTATCTCCTCTAACCCATCCCCAATCAATGATTACTGTTGCACCTAGTGATAAAAAAGAATGCCTTTGAAAGTCGTCTAGCTGATTCATTCTCCATACTGTAAATTGAACTACAGCTTGTTTTACAGCACCACCTTTTGCACCGTCTGTAAGATTTGTTACAGACAGTGTATTAATTCCAGGTTCTTTATACCCAAACCTTTTTTCTCTTATATCTTCACCCTTACCTAATTCATAATAAGACTCAGCGCCTGTTAGATTGGATGTTGAGGGTCTTGTGTTTATATAGTTTATGTCTGATTGTATTGCATCAAAAGCTTCTGGATTAGAGTCTGTATTAAACATCCCTGACATAACATAAAATGAGTCTGCTACACCTCCACCTATCATTCTTATAAACGGTGAACAGTTTTCAACTGCCTCTCTTGAAAGTCTGAATTCTTCTGCTTCTTCAGAAACTGTACCTAGTGCTGGTGATTTTAATGTCTTATCACCAAAAGTACTCATAGCTTCTAATCTAGCATCTAAGCCTCTTCGTATTTCTTCAGGTATATTTTTACCGTTCATTTTATAACCTTACTCTGTAGAGTTTAATGATTGAAATCTTGTTAAGATGTCTCCTGTATTCTGAGGAATTTTTAGTTCTAGCCCAACTTCAGGTGATATTATACTAGGATCTAATCCGTTTGCTCTGCTTATTATCCACCACAATCCAGAATCATTATAATATCTGTATGCTAGGAGATCTAATCTTTCTCCTACAATAACCCTATGAAGGACATCATCATCACGTTCTTCTATCTTAGGATATAATACAGGAATCCTATAGTTAAATCCTGTCTTTGGATCTTTCTTTCTTCTTATATTTTTATACCTGTTAAACATTATAGATCCTGTTGTCCTAGTTCTTGAAATAGTGGTCTATAGTTTTTCACCGCAGATGGTGGTGCTTCACTTCCACCGCCGTCTTCTCTATTAGGATAATTGTTAAAGCCTCCGTGATTACCATCATATTGTCCGCCTTTTAACCAAGGTAATCCGTAATGTTTTCCAGTTGCAACAGGAACATATCCACCGATATGTGTATATTCAATTGATACTTGAATTAGTTTTGTAAATCTTAGACCTGGATCTAATTCCCATGTGCTTGTATTTGGAAATGTTACTGTACAGCTTGTAATATATCCTAACTGCTTGTACAAGATATCGCCTATAGTTAACCTTATCATAGGTCCTGTCTGTCTTAAATTCTTATCAAGATTTGGATAACACTGTCCTACGAGATAGTTTACCTTTTCTAATAATACTGGAAATTCTTGTTTTGTCTTTGGATACACTGAAAAATTAAAGCCGATTGTGCGACCAACACCTTTATAAACTGCAGCCTTTTGTGGCCTACCAATATATTCTTTTTGTTGCCAATCAGGTGTAATTGTATCTGTAATGTCTCCTAATATAGATCTAAACACCATTGATTTTTTATTGTAAACATCTTCAAAAACTAATGGTACAAAATCCATTTCTTCTGCACTGTTATGCAATTCATCTGCAGTAGGACCTTTTGATTTCTTCTTTGTCACATTTCCGCCATAAGGTAAGATGTTTACTCTGTCAACTGCGTCTGAAATAAATTTATCACCTCTTTCACCACCTTTTCTTATTACACCTCTAAACGGTTCAGCATCATTTGTCTGCTTAGCACTGTCTGTTAATACAGCTCTAACGCCTTGTTTTCCTATTGCGTAAACTTTCTTTTGATAATAATCTCTAGCGCCTAAGTTGTCTGTTATATATTGATCGCCTCTTGGTCCACTTAAAGAATTAACACTCTCTTCAATTTCCTGTGTTCCTACTCTTGGGTTGCCATCACCACCTACAGTTGGAAGTGCTGTTAGGTTTATTTCAGATGGGCTCCTTAATGTTTTATCATACATTAGAGATTTTGCGCCGCCTGGATCAACTCTATCTCCGTTATCTTTTGCGCCTAGTGCGTTATAAGATAGTGTGCTAAATTTATTTAGTGCGCCTTCAATCCCTCTATTAAGCCTAGAGTCTATTGGCATTGTAAAACCGTTATCAACACCTCCAGCAGACTTCGGAACGTTTGTTGTGCTAATACTATCTCTTAATGGACTATAATTTCTGTTTATTGTATCTTTTTCTCTTTCAGTATCTTCATGTAAAAGCCTGTTTCCCTTATCATTTAATTTCGGTATTGTAGTAAATTCTGTCTGTTTTGCTTTTGAGAAGAATTTAAACCTATCATTATTAGCAAATTGTATTATTGATCCAGGGTCACCTGCTGGTTTTACATATGGTTCACCACTTGTTGCGCCATACATATTTTGAGAATCATACATTGTGTTTATGCCGTCTTTTCTAGAAGGTGAATTAACAACATTTACTGACGGTACAATTGGGTAAGGATCTTGAAATAGTATTGGTGCTGATGTCTGGAGTGTGTCCAATAGACCTCCGAAAAAACCACCTCTATCAGATTTCTCTGGTGTGTTTCCTAACATCATGCTATTAAATAAACCTAATATTTTTGGTGTTCCTTTTCCTATTTCTTCATAAGGAATGCTTCCTGCTAAATTATCTGATATTGCTGTTTCTAAACTTGTAAGATCAATGTTGAATAATCCCATCAAGCCGTCAGGGTTTATATTAGGGCCTGGTTGAGGTGCATATCTTGGAACAGGTAAACCGGTCAAACCGTGTCTATATGTTCTTATTCCAGGACTTAAATTTGCATCAAACTGTATTGAATTAAATAATTGATTTAACCCTAATCCGTCTTGGTTTATTGCATCTGCTTGTAATAAAAGTTGGCTTGCTTTAAATTGTTCTAGTATACCTGACTCACCTAATATAAACTGGTCGTGTTCAACAATAGGATCTGTAAATAATCCTCCTCTTGTCATTGAATTGTGTTGATTCACTTGAGGTGATGTAAATCTTTCTGGCTGTGCTGTCAGGCCTTTTATTCCTATGTCTTTAAATCCAAACGGTATTTGTCTAAAACCTAGTGTACGGTTCTCTGTCATAAAATTAAACATTGTACCTTCTGAAAGAGCTTCATCATACGATTTAATAATAAGGCTGTTTGATTTTAGTCTGTTTATATCTGAAGATTTTGTACCTTTAATGCCTGTAATAATATACTGGCCTGCCCTGTTATTGATTGTGTATTCTTGAGTCCTGTTATCATCACCTACAAAGTTATCAAATACACTGGCTCCTGTTTTTGATGCAAATCTATCAGGTAATTCTATAAAGTTTTGTTCTATAGGTTTTTTATTACCAGTCACAGTCTGACCGTTGGCTACAAATGTTTGCGGCTCATTAGAAACTGTATATGTAAAGCTTCTTATTTTATTAATATCTAAATCTGCGAGTGCCATTATGCTCCTGTCGCTATGCCTATATTATTAACACCTTTTGTAGTGTTTGCTGTATTTGTATTTATTGATTCTAAGTGTGATGCTATTGTCATTAATGCACGATGTGTATCTGGATCAGAAATTTTCATATTTGTAGCACCGCCTTGATAACCACCTAAATAGTGATTCGGAACTACGTGTGATCCACGACCTAATGCTACTAACTCTGGTCCTCTCTCACCTACCATTGCAAGACCTGATTCTGTTACTGGTCCACCGTTTGCAAATCCACCTCTAAACAAGTCAACTAAACCTTCTACCGCTGCTTCACCAAATATTCCACCTAGTATACCACCACCGATTACTGTATATGGATTCATTCCGAGAGCACCTAATCCAGCACCTGCTGCAATCCCACCACCAATTCTTCCAAATATTCCTGCTCCATCTCTAACTTTATCTTGTGATGCAATAAGCTCAGGAATTGCAGTTAGTGCTGCTAATGCTGCAGGACCTTTGAGTCTACTTGCGTTCCCTAATAGTGTTCTACCAAAACCCGGACCGCCGCCTCTATTAAATGTTTGCATTCCTTTACCAAATGAGTTTAGTATACCACCACCACTAAAATTTTTAAAGCTTTCTGCTATCTTACTTAATCCTCCAACAGCTTGAACAGCTGCAATTGCAAATACAGCCTTATAAATTTGTCCTAAAAGATCATTAGTTAAAGATCCTTGTGCGTTTAGTTCCATTAAACCTTTTAATTGCTGGTCTTGAACATCAACAACATTTTGATTTCCAGAACGACTTATTATTCTTCCGAGATCTGCTACATTAACTCCGAGTGCTGCAGCTAATGATTGTCTTTGTAACCTGTTTAGGTCACTAAAACTTGTACCCTGTAAATTCTTTTGTATTTCTCTTATTAAGCCTTCATTGTCGTTGTTTAGTGCGAATCTTCTAGCAGCATCTAAATTTAATTGTCTACCTAGCAATACTTCAGCTTCAAACTCTGCTGCTATTGATGTTTCTATATTTAATAAGCTATCAGCAATAGATTCTAATGAGCTTAATTCTACACCAGCTTTCGCTGCCTGCACTGCTAATTTACCCATAGACTCTGCAGATCCGTCTGTCATTGATGCTAACACTGTTGCATTTTGTGCCATAGATGCGAATACTTTTGATGGGTTAACTTTGTTAGCTTGTGCTAGAGCTTGCACGGTTACCAATTGTGCAGATGCGCCTTCACGTGATACATCAGTGACCTCTGACATCATTTGAGCTAGTTCTGCGACTTGTGTGCTACTTAAACCTGTCTGCATTGCAAGAGTTGCGTCAGATACTCCAATAGCCATATTATTTGCAAGATCCATATTGTCTGCAACTTTACCAGCCTCAAATGCAGCATCTCTTATCTTTGAGTTAACACCTGTAAATGTGCCTAATAAATTTTGTGTTGTTCCTAAATTTGCTCTAAAATTTGCTGCTAATGCTGCTGAATTACCTATCGTACCGCCTGTTGCTTCTTGAACTGCGCGTGTTTCATTTGCAGCAAATTGTAAAACCTTAACAAGAGCACCTGTTACGATAAGTGCTGTCCCTTGAGCTGAAGCGAAATTACTTGCAAACTCAGCGATTTTTTTCTGTATTTCTGCACCTTTGGACTCAACATCATTTAGTGTCTTTGCCCTTGACTGTTGAGTTTGTAAATTTTGTACTCTTTGTCTTTGAGTAGTTAAGAAATTTAATTCAATTTCATATTCTTCGCTTTTTTTATCAAGCAAAGATATAGCTAACTCTACTTCTGCCTCTAGAGAGATTAAATTTGAAGTAAGTAGTTTTGATTTGTCATCGTAAATGCCAAGAATATCAGACTCAATTGCTAGTGAAGATTCTATTGCTGCTGCAGCTTTTGATTGTCCTTGACCCTGGGCATTAAGAGTTTTTAGCTTATCAACCATAGAAGCTATAGACTCTGCTGATTTATTCGACTGCTCTGCTATTTTTCTTAAATCTTTGTCAACATTTGTTGCGCCAAGCTTTTCAAATGCCATCTTCGCATCGCTTCCGCTTTTTGCAAGGTCTGAAAGATTTTTAATAGCCATATCAAATTTACTTGTGACACTTGTTAGTGATACATCAAGTGTATCCATCTGGACTGCTAACTCTTTAAGCTTTCCTCTTTCTGCTTGTGACAGTCTACCTTGCTTAGCTTCAAGATCATTTATTTTTTCTTGTAGCTTTTCTTTCTGCTTTAGTAAGTTAACTTCGTTTTGTGTGACTGTGGGCATTGATATTCCCTATTTAAACATTGCTGCTATTTTTTCAACCCTCGCCCTTTGATCAGCAGGCATTTTCTCTATTTTCTTTCTTACTTCTTCTGCATTAGCATCTATTTGTCTATCAATAGCATCTAATTGTGACTGTATCTTTGAGTCTAGAGCTTTTGTTTGGTTTGCTATTCTCTTTGCTTTAGAGTCTTGCCCTTTTAGCTTAGATAAAATATAACTTCCAATAAGAAATGTTGCAACCGCTGCTGGTGCTATTTCATTCATTTTAGATTTTTTCATTGCAAAACTCCTAATATAATATTATACAGATATAATTATCGAGTTTTCTAAATTATTAACCAGGTCTTTGTATATTTGGTCTTGATGTTGTAGAAACTTTTTTGACTTGCTCGTTCTCTTTTGTCCTAGCTTTGATCAGCTTATCAGTATAAAATTTTCGTAAGTATACTGGCATTTCATACACATCACCGAATGTAAATGCGCCTTCACTGTAGTAAATGAGGCTGAATATTGCATCATGTACTATCGGCTTGTATTCGGGGTCTACCGGGAAGGCCAGAAGAAATTTGTCTGTATGGGCAATTCTACGTCTTGTACTGCTTTACATGCAGCACATCCAAAGTGTGTCTTAAAATCTACGTCTGGTGATAGAGCAGCATAGTGTTCTCTAAAAGCTCTAGAATCTACAGCAAAAAACTCATTGTTAATAAAGTTTGTGATTGTCTCAGGATCAGATTCACCATCAACAGAAATCAATTGATACCTTAGTCGTGTTGTTATTTCACCTATAGCTTTTATTCCTGCATCTCTTTGGCGCTGTATCTCTTTGATTACTTTTGCTTCGTCTCCTTGTGTCAGCAATTTAAACTCTATCTTTCTCTTAGAGTTTGGAAGCTCATACTCAAATTTATTTCCGTTTGCGAATTTTGATTCATCTATATCTTTGTATTTGTATACAGTTAAATCGAAGTCTGTTTCTTCTTTTGTTCCACATTCTTTACAGATAACTTCTGCTTTATATTCTTTACCGTATCCTAAGATTCTTGTTGCTAACATAATTGCGTTTTTATCACCAATAATAATGTCATCAAAATTAACTTTAGTAATAACTACTGATTTTAGCAATTCGTCTATAACAGTTCCGTCTTGTATAAGATTGACTGACGTTAGAATATCTTCTTCTCTTGCTGTCATGTATTTTATTTCGACTTTACCATTTGATAATGGGTGGCCTTCTGGGTACACGAGTCCCTTGCTTGGAAGGTCCACTACTTCAGTAGGGAACCTACTTTCTTTTTTTACTGTAGACATTATAACTCCTTTGTTTACTTGTCTTACATAACTAGTTGTGAACTAACTTTAACATCAGAATGCCACGACGGAAGTCGAAGCAGTTCACTATAAATTTTTGATTAGAACTGTAGTACAGCGTAATCGTATCTGAGTGTCAATTCAATATTGACTGGCTCATTTGCAGACCAATCAAGTGTGCCGAAGTTAGCCTGTTGGATATAAGTTCCAACTAATTGCCATTCTTCTACTATGTCACCTACAGGTCCAAGAACATTAAATGTTACGTTTTTCTTATAAAAGTCTGAGTAGCCATCACGACCAGTTACAGATTCATGTGATAATCTAACCCATTCCATTGTTGCTTGCGCAGCGGAAGGTACAACTGGATCATACATTGTTATTGTTAGGGGTTGCCAATCGCCTTTCCCTTTTACATAACGTTTTACATTAATATGATCTAATGTGATGTCTTCGAAATTAATTTGAGGTCTTGCAGCTGCTTTTATTGTGTAAGCTGGAATTCCCTCTATATACATAATGAACCTATTTTGAACTTTTGGTTCAAATTGAGTAAACATTATATCTGTCGGATCTATCAGCTGTGGCATTCTATTTCTCCATAAAGGTTTTATTTCATTCAGTAATAAATATCAAGAACTCAGGAAAAATACTGTATAAAAGAAAAAAGCCCAGAGTATTAGTCTGGGCTTTTTAACTGTTTTTCAACCAAGATTTATTGGAAAGTTGCTCCTGATGGCTGAACAACGAAGTCAAGAACGATAAATTCTACAGACCTTGCAGGCTGTATAAATATCTGTCCTACCAGCTGATTTCTATCGATCACATCTGGTGTGTTGTTACTGTCATCCATTACAACTCTAAAACCAGTTAGTCCTTGATTTGATTGTACTGAATCAAGATAAGGGTTAACTATGTTTAAGAATCTTGCTCTTGTTGCAACTGTATTGTTTTCAAACAATAAGTAGCGTGAAGAACTAGCAATAAACTTCTTAAGCCTAATTAACAACCTACGAACATTGATTCTATCAAGCGCAGATGGCTTTGATTGAAGTGTTTTTTGACCAAAAACTACAACGCCTTGACCTGGGAATGATGCAATAGGGTTGATCCTATTTTCATACAGCAAGTCTCTTTCAGCGTGTGTTAGTCTAGTTTTAGCCTCTAATACACCTCTTAATCCACCACGATTCAAACCAGCAGGTGCAAACCATTCATGTGCAACTCTATCATTTTGAGCTATCACACCAGGAATTACCACTGAAGGTGGTACCCATATCGGTAAGTTTACTGTATCATCAAGTAGTTTTACCCACGGATAATAAGTAGCTGCATAGTTTGTATCAACACTAGTTATAGCGTTGACAGCAGTGTTTATACCATCACCCCAAGCTACTGAGTCAAATACATAAAATGTATCACCTCTATCTTGTACAGTTTGTTGTGCAAGATTTATTGGGCTTGGATGCAAATTGTAGATCAAGCCAGGAGTAGATAATAAGTTTATATCAAACTCATCAGCATTACTAATTGCTTTTATTGCTCTTTCATAAGCAACTGATCCACTTGATGTTGATGATGAACAATCAAGTCCTTGTTGGTTAGCAGCTGTAATATTCTTACCTGTATTCTTCTTTATTGCAGGATTGACACCGTCAAATCCACCTTGTAGAGGTACAAAGAATTTTCTTTGTGCTACATTTGAATGTGTTAAGCTAACAGCTGTTGAAGCAGATGCGAAAGTAGTAGCACCTCCAAACAACGCTGATGTTGCCTTAGCATCACCTACCATATCATCTAAACTAAATGATGGGTTGTGATAAACAGCTGCATCGGTTGCCAACGGCATTAGAAAACTTCTATTATCTTCTGTTGAGAAATCAAACCCGTAGAAGATACTAGTGTCATATTGACTTGTTGTTGAGCTTACCTGTGAAGTTGTAAAAGTATTATTAACAAGCTGTGCTAGTTGATCAGTTGGATCGTCAACTGAACATGACTGTGGAAGCTTCATTGCAGCGTGGCCGTAAGGTACTAAGCTTTTTGAAAATCCACCTTCATTTAATGTTGCACTACCTGTGATGAAGACATATCTAGAGAGATTTGGCCATTCAGCATCACCGTTGTAATTAACTTTTCCATCTGAGTCAACAGAAATCCACCTTGTTCCAACTCTTCTACACAAGAAGTTTGTTGACTTAGGATCTAAGTTTAAGTTGTCAAACTGTTCTACAATTTCATCATCTGCTGCTGCAAATGTTTGCTGATCAATTTTTCTAACTTGTAAACTAAAAGTTCCGTAGTCTGAACCTGGTACTTCTGAAGCCTGTTTTACATTTGATATAGCTACTTTAAAGTGCTTGTTTGTTTCAGTTTCGCCATCATGTCTTAAAGCAACTTGAAACAAGTTCTCAGCATTACCATCTTGTTTTTGACTAAGAATAGAAGGTGTTAATGCCTTCTTGTAGTCTTGTAAAAGATTTAGTGGTACAACAGAGCCTGTCACAGCAGATCCACCTGAAGCGTTTGCTGTAGCTCCTACTGGAAACTGCTTATAGATGTAAAAGGGACAGTCATTACCCTGTGCTTTAGTTGATATTGGATTGTCACTGAAGACATCCTTATAGTATTTGTTACTAGAGGCATCGAATGATGCGGAAAACTGATAGCTTCCAGAACTTACATCAAAAGCACTAAATGTACCAGATACATGTGTAGATGCGAGAGGTGTTAATTCTCCTACAGTCAGAGCATTTGGTGCTAGTACTAAGTATAGTTGTTTTTCTTCTGTGCCGCTTCTATCTGCAGAAATCTGTACGGTGTTTGATGAGTATCCTCCGATACCTAAAACACGTACAATTGTTACAGTTCCCGCACTTCGTAGATATTCTCTAGCAGTTATTGGTACGTAAAAACGATCATCTAAAGATCCGAACATCTCTTCAAACTCTTGGAAATTGCGAATTACAGTTGGTACAAAAGCAGGTCCTTTTTTAGTAGGACCTATTAATGCAGCACCTATTTCGGCAATACCTTGAGGTAAGAAAGAGAGATCTTTTTCACGAGTAAATACGCCCGGTGAGACAATTCTCTCTGCCATTTAATTTCTCCGTTAAGTGTTTTTTAAGAGTACAATTTAAAATAAATATGCATTTAATATTTCAAAATGCACTTAAGTTATTAACCCTTTTCGGCAGGTTCTATATAGCCTTCTTTGCTATCAAGTGGCGCTGAAGGTACTGTGCTAGGTGTAAATACACCAGTTTGTGGATCTAATGATCCTGGTCCGTACTTATCATTAAGAACTTTTGCTGTGTCTTGTTCTTCTGTAGAAAGATCTTCTAATGCCGACATTAGAGATTCTTCTGTTTCCAACAACCTGGTTGCATTCTTTTCTGCTGCAATTTGCTGCATTTTTAAGCCACCTAATTGTAATTGTATGTTGTTGTATTTTTCACGGATTACTTGAAGATCTTTCATTTCATCTTCTGTAAATTTAATTTCGTCAGCCATGCTTAGACTCCTTTATAACGTTTTATTCTTTAATATATATGATTTAAAAAACTGAAAAGTAAAATTATTTGCTGCTATATGGTATTTCAGCTATAAAATCACTGCATATTCCAGCAGCTTTGCTTATATTTATGTCTCTCTGTCGCTCTGGTAATACACATATAGAGCTTTGTGTTAGCTCTTCTAGTGGTGCTGTCCAAATATAACCTTTAGACGTCAATGTTGCCTTATCTCTATCATGCCAAAAACAATGTGCACCTAAATCTAATAGCTTGCTTAGTGTTATTATATCTTTTGCATGACACCAGACTTTACTATTTTTTAAAAAGTCTTCTGTAACTCTATACTTTGGACTGTCATGTCCTGTCCACCAAGTATCATTTCCCATTCTTTTTGGTAGCCATCTAACATCTATTTCTACATTATAATTTTCGTCTATTGCTTCTTGACAATATTCTGGATTATTTTCTTTTTCAGGATTCACACCTGATAAATTTCCTCTATGTGATATTAATATCATTTTCCTAAGTCTTTTAAAAACCTTTCTAATTCATTGGTGTTTCTAACGATGTTAACAGCATCACAAGTAGGGTAAGGGTTAGAGCTGCCATAATCGTTAATAATAGTTCTGTTTGCATGAAATAAATTGAATATAATATCGTCATACTTTATGCCTTCTCTTTTTAATTGTTTTAATGTTTTTTCTTCTGCTGACTTATGTCTTGCAGTTGTTATAATAATATAGACCTTTCCTGTGTCGTGCAGTCTGTTTAAAAACGATATGTTTTCTTTTATGCCTTCTGTATCACCCCAGTAGGGCGGTGTGTATTTTCCTGAACTCTTTACTAGAGTCCCATCTAAATCAACGAATAGTGTCTTATATTGTCTAACATAATCAAACCAGTCTTCTTTTGTTCCCCAATCAATATAATTTTTTGCTTGCACTGGTGAGAATTTATAACCTCTTCTTATCATTTCTTTTATAATATGTGATAAATATAAATTATTATCTGAGTGTGATAAATCTTCAAACAGCTCACAATATACTTCAGCACTTTCAAAAGAATAGCTACCACAGCCAAAAGTTGAAGAAATTACTTTTTTCTCTACAATATCTGTAATTGTATTATCTTTTATTTTTATATAGCTTTTATTTGAAGGGTTGATTGATGTTGTGTCATTGAGGTCATAGTAACACATAAAGTTTCCTTCTTGTACTTTAAAAGAAAATTTATTATCAACTTCTTTTATTATTATCTGCCCTTTTATATTATTTTGTTTTATTGCCTCATAAACAGTATGCGGCTGGTTCATTGTCTGTTTCGATAATGTAATTATTTTTGCCTTGTCTGATATTCCTATTTCTTCTATGCACATTTTTATTGCTTCATGACAATCATACATTTCTATATGTTCTGCTAGGAAAACAAAATACACATTATCTATATTATTAAAGTCTATTTCTCTTAAAGCTTCTACTATCATCCAGTTACCTTTGGGGTGTGTTAGCATCCATTTAGGTTTTAACCCTTCAAATCTTGTTGATAGTCCTGCAGCTGTAACAATTAAATTTTTCATTTTATCCCTCTTTAAAATCCTCTTCCCATCTTTCGCCAAATTGATCTCTTTGTGAGCTTATTTGATATTCTTGCCAATTATACTTTGGCCACTCAATTTCTAAAATTCTAGACGGTACTGGTTTGAAAATTTTATGTGTAATCTCATTGCTGATCTCTAAAACTTGGTCTATATTTTTTGCGCCATCATGTAAATATAACTCAGGATCTTTTAAAAAGTCTTTTAACTTTGTATTAAACTTAGCGCAATAGTGCGTTCCAATATAAGATTCAGTCCTAATATGTTTATCATAATGGTTTGACTCGAATTGTTTTGCTATCCCATGCTTCTTTGTAAAGTTTGGTGTCTCGTGTGGTATATCAAAAAGTTCAATTAAGTCCTCAGTGTTACCAAAAAATATGTGGTCTCTAGGGTGAAATGGAAACGGTGAAAAAATGCCGCCAGTTATTATACTGTTTCTTGGCATTTTATTGTTTGGCCAATATGAGAGATCTCTTTCTTTATTATCAATAAAAAAATTATACATTTGGAGCATACAATTGTATGAATACTTTTGATCTGATCTAACTTTTATAGCATACTTTGTCTTTGCACATTTTAAGCCCTCATAAGAAGATTTAATCTGTAAGTTTCTATTTCCTGTTCCAGGATCTTCTGGCAATGAACTAAATTTAAATTTTACGCCCTCTCTAGATGAAGGTTCTTTGTCACCATTCCAACAAGAAACTATAATATTGTTTACAAAATATAATTGTTGATAGTGATTAATTAGCTCATCAACATAGTCATTGTACTTACCCTGTATAACAATATCTAATTTTTCTTTTTCTTCTTGCTTTTCTTTAAAGTCTATACTAATTATTAATTGTCCACCATGCATTGCCCAGTCAGAAAAAGTCTGTAGCCAGTTATCATCTAATATTTTTTGTGATGTGTCATCATTATCTCTTACATAAACAGCTTTATAAAATTTTGCACTGGGTAAATATAAATCTCTAAATATCTTAAAGTTTTCATACCAACCTTCTACACCCCACAGATGAAACTCACAGACAATTTTAGAGACGTTTTTTGTTATCCAATCAACATTTTCTTTTGTAAAGATATCGTATTCACCACCTTCACAGTCAACTTTTAAAAAATCTATTTTTTTTATTTTGTTATCTTCTATAAATTGTCTAAATGTAATAAATTCACTATCACTTCCGTTTCCATAAGCATCTTTTTTGGAAGTAAGATTATTAGATATACCTTTTCCTATTATCGTTACATTGCTTTTATCTAAATTAAGTTTTAATACTTCATGTAATTTTTTTGAGGGTTCTAAACAATAAATCTTTTTAGGTTTTCTTTTAAGTATCGAGTAAGAAAAAGCTCCAACATTTGCGCCTATATCTACAACTATTTCGCCTTCATTTACACAGAGCTCTCTTTCATATCTTCTCTCTATTAGAACCTCATTATCTATTTCTTTTGCAACTTTTCTTTCATTTCCTAGCTGTGTAAAATTATAGTCTAGTCTGTTATTAAAAATATTATTATCAACATACTGTTTTAGCTCTGGTATTACATCAAATTTTAAATTAATATAAGTAAACAGATCATGTGATTCTCTAATTCTGTTTACATAATAAGCAGACCAAGCTTTATTAAACCATAAGCCTTGTTCTACTTCTTCTTTAAATAGTCTTGGCGGATTTGATTTCATCATCTCTATACCTGTGCATGAATTTGTATACACATCTTGCCAATAGTCCTCTATACAACTTGCCATGTAGAGACCTTGAAAATAATAACCTTCAGGCCTTTCTGGCTTTAAAGCGATTGCGTGCAAAACACATTGTCTAGCAGATTCATTTCTTTCTGTATTATGATAAAAACACTTTCCCATGTACAAAAGAGACTCATAAGCTTTTTCATCATCATAAGTTCTTTCTGCACATCTACTAAAAAAAGACTGTGCTCCGGCCCACTGACCTAATTCAAAGTATTCTTTTGCTAGATTATAACATACGTCTGGATCCCAAGGATTGTTAACAAATTCTACTAAATGCTTCACGGTGTATTTCCTTCATCTTCTAACATCCAGTCAATAACACTTTCTGGAACTTTTAATAAAAACCCTGCATTGTCTTCAAAGCCCATGGTGATTAATAAATCATCGCCTAATTTATCAGCACCACAGCAAAATTCTACTTGACCATTTAAGAATTTAAACGGATTAGATACATGTATTAAGTTCCATTGATTGTCCCAAGCGATTAATTTATGCATATAAAATGCATCTTTATTTGCATCGCCTCTATCATAAAAGTACCAGTAATTTGTATCATGTACAATTGCTATCCAGCAATTCTTCCATCTTACCACCTGTGAAGAGCCTCTAAGTTGCCCATATTTTTCTTGCCATATTCCGTTATCTAACACAACGTTTGTCTGGCCTTTTTGTAAGTCTACTTTTACTAGCTCTGTTGGATTTGACCACCTCATAAAATAGTCTGGCATGTCTATAACTGGCATCCAATTTTTCTCTACATCTGTTTCTCTACCCTTTGGTGGCTGTATGCTAATTCTTTCTGTTTCTAAAACTTTATCTCTTGTGATTTCTAGCTTTGAGTATTCCATTCTTCCTATGCCGTTATCATTTGTATCTCTTCTAACACCAATAAGATAAAGATTGCCATTCCATTTTGCAAGCCTTCCGTCTTCTAAACCGTGAAAAAGCCATTTAGGTTCTGTATCATGTTTAGAAGTGTCTATTTTTCTTGTATAATTTTCTTTTAAGTCTGTTGTGTAAGAAGCGAGAAAGTTTTCTGTAACTAAAAACCTGTCTGCATCTCTATGGATGTACGACATTGGGCCCCATTTACTCTGATACTTTCCACCTTCATCCATATAATGTTCAGCGCCAATAGCATGGAATAAATTATATTTTACATTTCTTATATTGACTAGTATTTCGTCACCAACAACTAACACTGAAGGATTTGTGACACCTAAACCTTGTGTCTCTGTATTGTTAACATGCAGAGGTATTATTTTACCTCCTTTTTGAAGTGATATTTTTGCTAAACTCATTTCCAGTCAGGACCTAAAAACCATCCAACAAGACTGTACCTTTTGCCTTTTGTGACATTTGTAATGCTATGCCTAATAAAAGACGGAAAAAATACTGCTGTGCCTTTTTGCCTCATTGCAGCGTTAGCTTCTTCTGAAGGATATTCCTCTAAGTTTTCAAAGTTAAGATCACCTCCTTCATACTTACTCTCATCTGTAAGTTGTATTGTTACAGACAGCTTTCTTTGTGGTGTTTCGTAAACAAATAAATCTGCATGAGAATGATAATATTCATCTTTTTCGTATGATGTAAATTGGATAAAGTCTAATTGATTGTAGTCTATTTGAAAATAGTCTGTGTTTGCAGTTGCTGCTTTTTCCCAAAATCTTTTAAATATCCAGTCTGTTTCTCTTCCTGAATTTAAGAAAGCTCTTTTACTCTTTCTATAAGAAGTGTCTACAAAAGAACCTTTTGCACCTAATTTTCCTTCTTCTAATTTTTGAGATAAACCTAGTTTTACTATTTCATCGCATTCATCACTAGTAAAACAGTTGCTCATATAACACCACTCACCAATCATTATTTTCCTCCACACTAAAAAAGAAGACCATAAACAGCCTCCCGTTATTTATTGAATCTCCAAAATAAGGCGCAGCAGAATGAAAGTATCTGCCATCAAAAAGAATGAGTCTATTATAAACATTTGATATACTATCTATTTTTTCCCAAGGTGTAAAGTCTTGCCAACCTGTGCTAAATAATTTATCCACAGCTTCTTTTCCTAATCCTTTTATTGAATTATAACCTGTCTTTCTATGCACATAAAAGTCTGTTCCTGATGACAGCGGTGCATTTGGTGTTAGATATAATACGCCTGCAGCGTTGCACTCATCTGCGTGAATTACTTGTTCTGTATATTGATCACATAATTGAAAACAACAATTTGTTCCGCCACCTTCTTCACTTAAGTTAAAAGTTGTTATCTTCTTACTTAGTAACTTTTCAAAGTGTGGTTTAAATTCTAATCCCCACTTTTGAGGTTCTGTTCTTATACCTGCACTTCCTCTTTGTTTGTAAGTATCTTTAAGGGATAGCGCAAGATTTCTTAATTCATCTGGATTTTTTAAAAAGTTATCAACAATTAATGCCCTTGGAGAATCATTATATATCTGAATCATAATTATGTGCAGAAAGTAACCATGTCGTAGCAATATATTTGTCTGAAGATATTGGAATCTCACCATTGTGCACATACGGCCAAGGTGTAGGCCATACAATAAAAGTACCTGCTTTTGGCTTTATTTTTAGTCCTGAATACAAGAAGCACGTTTCACCGCCTTCTTTAACATCATTAAGATAAAACATTGTAACTAGCATTCTGTTTGAGTTTGCCTTTATATGTGGCTCTTCATTATGCCAACCCTTATAGTGTCCTATGCCTTTTTCATACTTTTGTATTTGCCAAGATCTGTATAATGAGCCTTCAGAAAACATCTGGAAAGGATCATATTTATCTAATTCTCCGAGACTTTCAATATATTTGTTTATGTGTTGGTTAGATACGTCACATAACATGTCCATTTCATCACCTTCCCATAACATTAAGTCTGTTGAGTTTTTTACTGTTAGATCATCTCCTCCGTTTGTGAAGCCTTGAAAATGGCTTGAAGAATTATTATCATAATATTTGATCAAGTCTTTACACTGCTCTTTTGACAGAGCGTTTTCGTATATTCCTATTGTATCATTGAAATTCATTTGTTTAACCTTCATTTATTATATATATTAACTATTATCTCAAAAAGCAAATTTAATTTTAATATGAACCACTAACCTCACTCCCTACCCAAAATAGATTACATTCAGGACAAAATGAGCCTGTTATAAAGTCTCCTATCTCTTCATCATCACCATCTATATCGTGAGTTGAAGATATTTTTAGTAATGAACCTGAAGTCGCTCCTTTTGTACTAATGATACTATAATCTTCTGTTCTACATATGTATATTGATTCGGATAATTGCGTTGTTCCATCGCAACTCCCACTATGTATTAGACTCATATCATTATCCTGTTATGTAAATGCCTAAGAAAAGAGTACCCATATTTGATCCGTAGCCATAGCCTTCATAAGTCATGGTATTAGAAGAAAAAGTAATTTCAGGAAACCTTAGATAAACATCTTTGTTAGAACCAGCACCACTTGATTCATAATAAAGACCATCTGCACTTACTCCTGTTCCACTTGACGGAGGTGTACCATTACGTTGATTCCATCTTCCTGCCGTAGTTGCATTAGCGATTTGAATCCATGTAGAGCTGTGATTGTATGCTGTATTAGTGGTTAGGGATGTTGTTTGAATACCATTGACTCCTGATGAAGAAAATGATTTGAATACAGAACCACCATTGTAAATTAGTCTTTTTAGCTGAGCATCAGATCTAAAAGAAGTTCCTGACTCAAATCTAAAGAAAATATGACCTGTCGCGCCGATGAGTGATTGTCCTACATAAGCTGCTGATGATAAATCTATATTTGAAACAGTTACTTGACCAGTACCTTGATCTCCTGAGAACATTTGGGTATTACTACTATTACCATAAGAGCCTACCGATGGAAGCGCAACAGCATCATGATCATAACCATAAAACTCACTCATTGAGTATGGAGCTGCTTGACCCTGTACACCATTACCACCACCAGCAGTATTTATATTATAATTTCCATTAGTACTGTCATCGTGACTATCACTAGAAAATCCTCTTAGACTAAAATTACTCTCACCATCTGTATTATTAGCAGTATAATCATTTTCATTTTTTTCACCCCAGATACCTAGCATTGATATTTGACCGCTACCAGGAACTGCCATTATTTCAGCTCCTCTAATTCTCGTCTAAGTTCATCGATTTGTTTTTGTTGTTCTTTTATAGACTCTATTAGTAATGGAACTATCTTATCATATTTTACTGTTAAGTAATCTTCACCAGATTTTGAATTACCATCTTTATCTAAATCAAAAGGAGCAATATCAACAACTTCTGGTAATACTTTTTGTACAGATTGTGCACTAACACCTATTTGAATAT